GCCGAATTAAAGGCCGAAATTTCTGAGGAGTAGGGGCCTCCTTAAAAGCCCCACCCCCTAAAATGTATATACAATGCATGGGTCCCCTATACCGGGGGTATATTTCCTATGTATTTCCTTTAAGTATGCAAGAAAAATTCTTGGCGTCTAAGATAATTTCTTATGTTGACTAAGAATCTGAGATGTTCTACATTTGTTCTCGACTACCGACCCGCAAGTCTAGGTATGTCTGGCTCAGAGAGGGGCAGGGTTACCCCGCATTTCCTTGCCCCTCTCATTTAAGGAGGTTTTGTGTTCTGCTTTCTTGATGAAACGACTGAAGAGTTCCAAGTCGATATGGCCGGTGCCGCCGAGTGGTTTGGCTACGCGGTGGACCAGTTAATGGAAGCGGACATACACGAAGAGGAACTGCCATTTATGCTGTTTCTCTGCGGAGCCGAAGCCGCCTTGAGAGCGAGAACTGAGGACGTTCAGCTACATTAGGTGACGATATGGATTTTTCAGATTATCAAAAGAGGGCCAGAGACACGGCCATTTACCCACGGGAATACAAACTTGTGTACCCGGCTCTAGGCCTAGCCGGTGAGGCTGGAGAGGTCGCTGAGAAGGTAAAGAAGATAATCCGGGACAAGGGCGGCGAGATTTCAGCAGAGGACCGAGACGCAATCCGCAAAGAATGCGGTGATGTTCTCTGGTATTTGGCGCAAATTGCCAGCGACTTAGAGTTCAATCTCGACAGTTTCGCTGTAGCCAACATCGAAAAACTGCGCCTTCGCAAAGAGAAGGGGACGCTACAGGGTAGCGGCGATGACCGGTAATGGGACGCCCGAATGTAATTCTGGAGCCGACCAGAACCTACAATCTTCTCATTTCGCTAGACGATTACGAACAACTGAGGGCTATCAGCCGGTTTCTCACAGAGCAAAACGGACAGCATGTCTCTATTGCACACTTGCTGAGGGACGGGGCGAAGTCCGTCATCAGGTATTACAAAGACCCTTTTGAAGAAGAGAATGGCAAAGCGTGACCCAAGGCGAAGCACAAACACCAAACCAATCCAATGTGACGGATGTGGCGAATGGTTCCGAGCATGCGACAACGACTGGGTCGCCCTCGCCAGCGGCCAGTTCATCCACCTTGGTGGAAAGTGGGCCGATAACTGCTACGCCTTGGTCCGAGAAAAAAACGCCGAAGCGCGAGAGGTACGAGGAATACATGGTCAGGATGTTGAGAGAAGAGGAGAGCAGGATGAAAAAGCCGACATTAGTCAGTTCTTCTGATGACTTGGTAAACAGCCCAAGTCACTACAACCAGTATGGAATTGAGTGCAAGGACGCAATCAGGGCGATGCTGGGGCCGGAAGGCTGGGAGAGTTACTGCCAAGGTAATGTGATGAAGTACCTGTGGCGGTGGCGTTACAAGAATGGCCTTCAAGACCTTGAGAAGGCCGATGTATATCTGCGCTGGCTTATGGAGCAAGTCGAAGAAAGTGAAACATAATTCCAACTTTCGTTGGGATTTACAAAGAGGGCAAGAAGCAGAGCAGTGGTTAGGGGGACTGCTTGAGGCTGACACAGTAGAGGTGAAAAGGGACTTCATTGCGTACAAGACCAAGCGGGTGTTTGTCGAGTATCGGAGCCGTGGAAAGGATTCTGGGATATTCACAACCGAAGCGGACTACTGGGCTTTTGTCCTAGACCATGGGCTGGTCATCATGCTTCCCACTGAGAAACTGAGGGGGCTGGTAGACGAGGCTATTGAAAAGAAACGCATCAAACCCGGCGGCGATAGAAACTCGTCTATGGGTGCAATGATTGACCTGAAAGACCTAGTGACATCGTGAAGTGTCTGACGAAACAAACATATACCCATCTCAGCGTGAGAAAAAGAAAAACCAACGCAGAGCAAGGAAGTTAGAGGAAGAGGCCCTGAGAAAGAGAATGGTCAGGGAATCTTACGAAAGATACTTCAAGGATAGAGCGGCAGACATGGTCGTAGTCTATCCAGAACCGAGGACTGGAAATGGCAAAACAAGTAACCGTAAAGGTCGCCAAGAAGCGGATTAAACGCAAGGGCAGACACAAGAAGAACCTGAATAAACGAAATAAACGAAAGGACTTCTTTGGTTGATGCTGATACCGGGGTGTCTCATATACTGACCAATAACGCTGTTATTGTATCATTTATAAACCAAATTTGACCATGGGAAAGACAATGAAACAAATGATGTGCGACCCGCCTAGCGGTTGGAAATATGGCTTCCCAAAACCTTTGCCGGAACATCTAGCGCAGGGGCTAACCTCACAACCAACAGATGATGCCAGCAAGTATGGTGAGACCGTGTTGGAATGGATTGTTGCCGAGGGCTACCCTCAAGAAGAGATAGACAAGTGCGGCGAACATTTTTGGCTACGGTACTGGGAAGCGGAGTAGCAGTGTAATGCAAATGCATTACCTATGCGCTGAAACGCATAAAACCCAGATATGCGCTGAAGCGTATATCACCCCGAAAGGGACAAATAGTTTAATCACGCCAAGGAATTGGCACTAACAGTCCCGATAAGGATGATTAAAGAAACCTCGTAATTTGAACACCTAAAGTTAAATTTGCAAGGGAGTCACAAATGGCCGACAGGTTCGACATCGAAGATAAAATCATGAGGGCATCGGTTATCCTTGATGATATCGACTGTCTTAGGGATGCCCTTGCTCGAAGAGACATGACACCAGATGAATTAGACAACTATCTCTTGGGTATGCATTCGATATACATGGCGAAGTTTGACGACTTGGAAGACACAGTCTGCCAAGTGTTCAAACTCAATCAATACAGAGAATAAAAACAGTCACCTCACCAACAAGTCTGATATTTTAATATCTGAGGTAATCTGCACACCGGAGACTGAGTCTTTTGCTAGACGCAAAACAGATACTCGAAAATCTGGAAACATTGCCCGAAGACCACCGAGCCGCAATTTCAGCGGCTCTTTCTGATTGGCATCACACCAACCAGTTACAGGGTGCGAGGGACAACTTTCTGGACTTTGTTAAACTCATGTGGCCCATCTTCCTCGAAGGGCCGCACCATAGAATTATGGCTGAGAAGTTTCAGGCTGTTGCAGATGGCCAATTGAAAAGGGTGATTATCAACATCGCCCCACGCCACGGTAAGTCTGAACTTACATCGTGGCTACTCCCAGCTTGGCTGATGGGCAAGGACCCGTCTCGCAAAGTGATTGCGGCAACGCACACCTCAGACTTTTCTGTGCGTTTCGGCAGGAAGGTGCGAAACCTTATCGCAAGCCAAGACTATGCCGATGTCTTCCCTGATGTCTCTCTTCGGGCAGACTCTAAGGCCGCAGGCCGCTGGGATATTTCTGGTGGCGGGGAATACTTTGCTGTTGGTGTAGGCGGTGCGATGACAGGGCGCGGTGCGGACCTGTTGATAATTGATGACCCGCACTCAGAAACGGCGGGTATTCTCCCCACCAACGAATACTTTGACAGCGTCTACGAATGGTATTCGTCTGGTCCGAGACAGCGTCTCCAGCCGGGTGGGGCAATTATCATCGTGATGACACGCTGGCATGAGCGCGACCTGACGGGTCAAATCCTCAAGGCTAGTGAGGAGCGAAAGGGCGCGGACCAGTGGGAAGTCATTGAACTTCCCGCGCTTTACGAAAGTGGCGAACCCTTGTGGCCAGACTTCTGGAGCAAGGATGAACTTGATGCGCTGAAGGCTGAACTACCGCTGAGTAAGTGGCTGTCCCAGTATCAACAGAAGCCAACCGCAGAAGAAGGCGCACTAATCAAAAGGGAATACTGGCGTAAATGGGAAAGGTCCAGTCCCCCTGCATGCAGTTACATAATCCAATCAATAGACACGGCGCACACCAAGAGCGCACGGTCTGACTACTCCGCTATAACGACTTGGGGGATTTTCGACCACCCAAACGAGGATGGTCAGACTGTGCCAAACATCATTCTTCTGGATGCAATAAATGAAAAACTTGAGTTTCCCGAACTTAAAAACCGTTCTCTCGAACTCTATTATGCTTATGAGCCTGACAGCTTCATTATCGAAGCAAAGGCGGCGGGTCTCCCGCTTATTCAAGAACTTCGCGCTTCAGGTATTCCTGTTATGGATTACACTCCGAGTCGCGGTCAAGACAAACTTTCGAGAGTTAACGCGGTTTCTGACATCTTCGCCAACGGTATTGTATGGCATCCAGAAACTAGATGGGCTGAAGAAGTCGTTGAGCAATGCGCGGCATTTCCTCAAGGAGCGCATGACGACCTTGTGGACTGCACTACGCTTGCGCTGATGCGGTTTCGTCAGGGTGGGTTCCTCAGCCTCGTATCAGATTATGAAGAAATTGACGATGAGTGGCGTTCCCCAAGACGCGAACCTTGGTATTAAGGAATTAGAGCATGGCCGAAGAAGCTGAAAAGCTAGAAGATGATGTGATGGGTATCGGGGTTATTAACCCTGAAGCCGTTGTAATTCAAGATGATGACGGCTCTGTTGTGATTGATTTTACGCCTCCTGAGGAAATGGAAGGTGATAACATCCCGTTTGGCGCGAACCTCGCAGAGTTTATGGAAGACGGGGAGTTGGCTGTGTTGGCTGACGAACTGGTCTCGCTTTACGAGGAAGACCGCGCCTCCAGACAGGAGTGGGAAGACACCTATATTGACGGTCTAACCCTGCTCGGCGTGAAGATTGAGGACCGCACAACGCCATTTGATGGCGCATCTGGCGTTACGCATCCCATCCTAAGCGAGGCGGTAATCCGCTTTGTCTCTCAGGCCATGATGGAAATATTCCCAGCAAACGGCCCAGTAAAAACACAGGTTGTAGGGAAAAGCACCCCAGAAAAGTCTCAGCAAGCCCAGCGTGTTCAGAACTATATGAACTATCTCCTTACCGAGGAGATGGAAGACTACCGACCATCAATGGAGCAACTGCTCTTCAAGACTGCATTGGCCGGTTCAGGTTTCAGAAAAATTTACTACGACCAAACCTTTGACCGCCCTGAGAGCATCTTCATCCCGGCAGAGGACTTTGTGGTCAGTTACGGAACGACAGACCTTTCGTCTTCAATTCGTCACACGCATGTGATGCGGAAGACAGACAACTTCGTCCGCAAGATGCAAGTCAATGGCTTCTATCGTGATGTCGATATTGGCGATTCAGCGGGGGATACTACTGATGTCCAAACAAAGTATGACGAACTCACAGGCGTCACGGAAGTCAGTCAGGGAGGTCTTAGAACAGTCCTTGAAATACACACAGAACTTGACCTCGAAGGGTTCGAGGACATGGGGGACGATGGAGAGCCAACAGGAATTGCCCTCCCATATGTCGTCACAATCGACTACCAGTCGAATACCATCCTTGGAGTTCGCCGCAATTACAATGAGGAAGACCCACTAAAACGGCCCCTCAAACACTTCGTTCACTACAAATTCCAGCCGGGGCTAGGGTTTTATGGTTTCGGCCTTATACATCTCATTGGCAGTATCGCTAAGTCTTCCACCTCAATTCTGCGTCAACTCATTGATGCTGGAACGCTCTCCAACCTTCCTGCCGGTTTCAAAGCAAGAGGGTTGCGGATTAAAGGTGACGATAGGCCAATCGAACCCGGAGAGTTCAGAGACATTGATGTTCCGGGTGGGGCCATAAAAGACAGTATTCTACCTCTTCCCTTCAAAGAGCCATCAGGAACTCTTGCTCAATTGATGGGGGTACTGGTTGATGAGGGCCGGAGGTTTGCATCTATTGCCGACCTGAACATTGGGGAGGGTAATCAGCAGGCACCGGTGGGAACAACGCTCGCTTTGATTGAGCGGTCTATGAAAGTGATGAGCGCGGTACACGCCCGTTTACACAACTCACTACGCCGTGAGTTCAAACTGCTCGCCGGTATTATCCGGGATACTTTAACCTCGTACCCTTACGATGTTGATGAAGACCCTATCATTCTTCAGCAGGACTTTGATGACCGGATTGACATCATTCCAGTTTCAGACCCCAACGCCACATCCTTTGCCCAGCGCATGATGCAACAGCAGGCCGCGTTGCAGACTGCCGCTCAAGCCCCACAGTTGTATGACCTTAGAAAACTTCACCGCAGTTTTCTTCAGACAGCGGGAATGGAGGATATCGACAGCATCATCCCAGACCCATCTGATGTCCCAGTGTTTGACCCAATCTCTGAAAACGCTCGGATGATGTCGAATGCTCCGGTAAAAGCCTTTGCATATCAAGACCATGACAGCCACATTGCGTCTCACATGAGCCTAATGCAGGACCCAACGCTTCAGCAAAACCCAATGGGCAAGCAGATTGCGGCGGCAATATCAGCGCATATCTCTGAACATATGGCTCACAAGTATCGCAACGAGGCAGAACAACTCATGGGCGTAACCCTGCCGCCTCTTGGTGATAAGGACGCTGAGGGTATGACTGAGGAAATGGAGAGCAAGATTGCCTCTCAGGCCGCGCAAGCCGCCGCTCAGATTACCGGCAAGGCACAACAGCAGGCTGTGCTGGAACAGCAAATGGCGGCGGCGCAAGACCCTGTCATCCAGCAACAGCAGGCAGAACTCCAGATTGAGCAAGCCAAGATACAGCAGAAGGCTCAAGAGGCTCAGATGGATGCTCAGGTAGATATTCAGAAGGCTCAGATGCGTAACTCTCTTGAGGAGCGGCGTCTCATGCAACAGCGGGAAATTGCACAGGCCAAGATACAGGCAGACCTCTTAAAGTCTGGCAGAAATTAAAGTCGGCATCACCCAGTAACTGCATGATATAAGTAAGTTAGGAAATTATACAGTGAGTCATCCTGATACAATTAAGTTTTCAGATGAGCTTCGTTCATCCCTTCGCCGGTACATGAACGAACTCACAGACAATGTTGCTCTTGGAGGGGCTAAGTCCTTTGAAGAGTATCATCGAATTGTGGGCCAGATAGAAGGACTTGCAATCGCAGAGAGGGAACTATTGAGCCTTCTCTCGAATACCTCTGATGAGGATTAACGGTTCAGTCATCCGCTAAAGACTGCAAGCACGGAGTGTTTACACATGACATCGGTATATTCTACCGCCGAGGTTGTCATCCCAGACAACCCGCCGGAACCAATGGGTTATCACATCATGATTGTGATGCCAAAGGTTCAACAATCTACAAAGGGTGGGGTTCTTTTGCCTGAGAGTGCGAAGAGCCGCGAAGACATTGCTTCCATTGTCGGAAAAGTTGTTAAAGTCGGCAAGGACGCTTACCCCGAAACTGATTCACGATTTGCCAGCGGCCCATGGTGCCAAGTTGGTGATTGGGTGATGGTCAGCAAATACGCTGGGCATCGCTTCGAGTTTGACGGCATTGAGATGCGTATTCTGAACGATGACGCAATCTTGGCCGTTGTTGATGAACCATCTAAAGTTTCGAGGGCTACAGCATGACCGCCGATGAAAAGGATTTTGATGAAGATGAACTGGAAGTTGAAGTGGAGGAAACTGAAGAAGAAGTTTCGGAAACTGAAACGGAAAGTCAGGAGGATGATGGGGATGAGGACGCTGTAGAAGCGTCTGAAGAAAAGAAACCCCGTCAGTCTAAATTTAAGAAGCGCATTGATGACCTAGTTCACAAGCAACGCGAGGCAGAACGCCAGCGTGATGAATACTACAAGGTCGCGCAGAAAATGATAGATGAGAACAACAAACTCCGTCTATCTGCGAAGCAATACTCAGAAAGTTCTGCTGAGGAAATGGAAGCCCGGTTGAATACCGAACTGGAGCAAGCCAAGTCAGCGTACCGCAAAGCCTACGAAGAAGGTGATGCGGATGCAATCCTCGAAGCGCAGGACCGGATGTTCAAGGCCAATGCTCAAAACAGCCGTCTGGAAAAGTTGCGTGAAGAGGCAAACAGCCCTCGGTTTACCGAAGAGGCCCCCAGCCTAGCACCACCGCCAGACACACGGGCTATTGAGTGGGCTAGTCGTAATCCATGGTTTAACCAAAATAAGGTTATGACCAGTGCGGCTTACGCTATTCATGATGAGGTTATTGCCAAGGGTGTAAGCCCAGACGGTAACCCAGATGAATACTACGAAAGCGTAGACCGCCGGATGAGGGAAGAGTTCCCTCAATACTTCAAGGACCAGAACACGGACACTTCTGGTCGCCGCAAAGGCGGTTCCGTAGCACAGGTTGTTACGCCGGGTGGAAACGAAACAAGTCGTTCCAAGCGAGTCCGATTATCACCTTCACAGGTGGCCGTAGCGAATAGGCTAGGTGTTCCTCTTGAGGAATACGCCAAACAATTCGTTGCGCTCGATAACTAGGAGACACAGTGATGTCTGATACAGCAAAAGCATCCCGTACACCCCGTTCAGTTGAGAAGCGTGAACAGGAGTTACGCCCCCAATCTTGGTCACCACCAAACATGCTCCCGGACCCCCTGCCAAAAGATGGCTTTCAATTCAAGTGGGTTCGCATTTCAACACAAGGTCAAGACGACCCAATGAACTACTCCAAGAAACTCCGTGAGGGGTGGGAAGCAGTTCCGGTTGAAGATGCTCCAGAGATGGAACATCTAGTCTTGGACCCCAACCCTCGCTTTGAGGGAAAAGTTGAAGTCGGTGGCTTGCTTCTCTGTCGGATGCCCGACCACATGGCACAACAACGCAACGAATACTACCAGCGTCAGTCTTCAGACGCCATTCACTCCGTTGACAATGCCTTGATGCGGGAATCCAACCCTCGGATGCCGATTAACTCGCCTGAGCGTTCTAGTCGCGTGTCCTTTGGTAAAGGCTCCTAACATTCGGTTGGGGGCTTCAATCTAACCTTTAGGGAGAGACATAATGTCTACTACTTCAGCCCCCCGTGGCCTGAAGCCGGTCGGTCTCCTTGGGGGTATGCCGTTTGCTGGCTCAACTCGCTCACTCCTGATTAAGAGTGGTTATGCAACGGCTATCTTCAATGGTGATGTTGTCGGCTTCGCTGATGTCACAAACTCTACAGACGATGGTTACATTGTCCGTGAGACAGCCGCTGGTGAAGTTAATCCTATCGGTGTTTTCATGGGTTGTTCTTACACAGACCCAAACACCGGCCAGATGACACACAGCCAGTATTACCCCGGTGGCATTGCCGCATCGGATATCCGTGCGGTTATCGCTATCAACCCATTCACTCTTTACGAAGTCCAAGCTGACGGTGCAGTTGCTCAAACCGCACTGGGTCAAACTGTTGACCTTGTTCAGACTGCCGCTGGTTCCACAACCACAGGCAATTCTGGCATGCAGGCAGATGCTTCTACAGCCGCTATCACTGGTGGTTGCTGGCGCATCGTAGACTTTGTTGACCGTCCGGGTTCTGCTGTTGGTGATACCTACACCGACATCATCGTAATGATGAACCAGTCAGAACATGCCCTGATGGCCGCAAGCATCACATAAGGGAGAAGTAAAATGGCTATTGCAAGAGCGCAATTGATGAAAGAGCTTCTCCCCGGCCTGAACGCTCTGTTCGGCATGGAGTATGCTCGTTACCCAGAAGAGTGGAAGTCATGCTTTGAGGTTGAAAACTCAGAGCGTAGCTTTGAAGAAGAAACCAAATTGAGTGGCTTCGGTCAGGCTCCAGTTAAGCAGGAAGGTGCCGCCATCACTTATGATGACGCACAAGAGGCTTACACCAGCCGATACACTCATGAAACCATTGCTATGGGCTTCTCCATCACTGAAGAAGCGGTTGAAGACAACCTGTACGACAGCCTGTCTGCTCGTTACACCAAAGCACTGGCCCGTGCATTCCAGCACACCAAAGAAGTTAAGGGCGCAGACCTGTTCAACTCTGGCTTTACCGGCCAGACTGGCGGTGACGGCGTTACCTTGTTCAACACTGCACACCCACTGGTAAACGGTGCCACCAACGGCAACCGCCCATCAGTCGCTGTAGACCTGAACGAGACTTCTCTGGAAGCGGCCATCATCGCAATCGGCAAATGGACAGACGAGCGTGGCCTCAAGATTGCCGCCCGTCCAACCAAGCTGGTTATCCCATCAGACCTTCAGTTTGTCGCTGAACGCCTGATGAAGTCTGAACTGTCAACTGTTGCTGGCGGTACTGCTGGTGCTGATTCATTCGCTAAGAATGACATCAACGCTATGCGGTCAATGTCTGCAATTCCGGGCGGGTACATGGTTAACCACTACCTGACCGATGTTGACGCATGGTTCCTCGGCACGGACATTCCGAATGGCTTTAAGCACTTCGTCCGCGTACCAATGAAAACCAGCATGGAAGGCGACTTCGAGACTGGTAATGTACGGTACAAAGGTCGTGAGCGTTACAGCTTCGGCTATTCCGACCCGCTGGCCTACTACGGCTCACCGGGTGCCTAACACTCTGGAGGGGCGGGGAAACTCGCCCCTCTTTTTTGCTATTCGGAGGAACTAATGTCAGACATTACCGCAACAACCGTTACCGCTGACGGTGTGGCCGTCAACCACGCGGCACGGGTAAAATCAATCTATTATATCCGCACATCCACGGCTGGCTCTGTAGTTCTAAAGGATGGCGGCGCAAGTGGGTCAACTCTTCTATCGTTGACAGTACCCGCTACTGAGGCAGGGGAAGACGAGAGTAATGTTCTCTCCATTCCATCTGACGGCATTCGCTTCTCGACAAATGTATATGTCGATGTGACCAATGTTAGTTCAGTGACCCTGTTCCATGCCTAGTAAACATCCGGGAGTTAAGCGTCTCCCATCCGGCGGCATAGAATATAGAGGCAAGAAATTCGCAGGCTTCAACAAGCCGCGCCGTTCTGACCGTCCGGGCAAGAAGGGTATGGTCCTAGCTAAAGATGGGGACCAAATCAAACTAATTCACTTTGGCGCAAAGGGCTATGGTCATAACTATTCCTCTGCGGCCAGAAAGTCCTTCAAGGCTCGCCACGCTTCCAACATCAAAAAGGGAAAGATGTCTGCGGCCTATTGGGCAGACAAACAACTGTGGGCTGGCCCCAGCGGTTCCAAGAAGTCCCCTCCGAAAGGCAGGAAGGGGAAATACTAATGGAGCCGGTAGAGGTAACCCTTGCTCGTTTAGAGGAAAGAATCAAAGTCCTCTCCGATGAGGTAAGGCATGTTCACGAAGAAGTTTCAGACCTGAAAGCGCAAGCCAACCGCTGGAAGGGTGCGTTCTGGGTCATGGTAGCCGTAGGCGGCGTTGTTGGTTCTTTCGCACATGTATTTACAAGTTGGTTCAAATGACGATGTCGAGGTCTAACATGGCAAACCAGACAAACCCTAAAAAGGGACCGATGAAAACCCCCAAGTCTAAGGCTCAGGCTTTTGCGGAATACCGCAAAAAGAATGGCGAGTTTCACCCCGCTGACCCTAAGAACCCAATGAACGGTGCTGACCGCACTGCTTCTTTTGAAACCATGGAAGAGTGGTCAAAGAAAAACTCAGGCATGAAATATGGTGGCAAGCCAAAGAAAATGATGAATGGTGGTGCCACTTGCAAGGGTATGGGTGCGGCAAGTAGAGGCGGTAAATACCGCACAGCATAAATGCAACATGTCTTTTTGCTTCTGGTGTACCTCGGCACTGGCGATACGAGGTCACTGATAAGCAATGACATGTATTTTGAAGATATTAACAGATGCAATTATTTCGCCAGCAAGATTTCCCAGAGATATGGGAACTATAGGTATTACGACCACATAGACCCAAGGGATAGAGTAACAGCCTACTGCGTTCCCAAGAACATAGAAAAGGGGTCTGTAACCACTTACTGATTGCGGGGAAATGCGGTGCTTGCAGAACTTGCGGCGGCTAACGCGGCGTTTGCGATTATAAAGCAAACCGTCTCCAATTCTGGGGATTTGCTAAAGGCAGGCAAAGCTATATCGGACTTTGTTAATGCAAAGGATGAACTTCAGAAACGAGGAAACAAAAAGAAAAACTCGATTTTCAGAAGCCCTGAAAAAGCGAATGCTCTGGAGGA